GGCACAGTCGCCGAGAGGTTGCTGACGCTGTATTCGGTCGGGCGGATGCGGTAGCGGACCCACACACTGGTCGGCAAGTCGCTGTCTTCGGGGAATCTGATGTTGTCTCCGAGCAGCGTGTAGCCGATCTCTCTCGGGTAGACGTTAGTTGCCGGATTGTCCCTCATGACAGAAAAGACCTCGCCCATGGCGGTCTGGCCGCTCTGCTCGTAGGGGATGAAGTAGCCGGTCGTGTCGTTGCCTTCGACGGTGCGGCTTTCAACGCGCATAAGCTCCGGCCAATCGGCCCACTCCCAGCAGTCGGCGATGCGTTCGTTGGCGGCGGCAACGAGCATGGTGCGGGCGCCGGATGGAATATTTGCCACATCGCTGGCGTCATTGCCGACACGTTGCCAGGCGCGGAGCAATATAGACTGTAGGGTGACAGTCCTCATTATTCAGCAGCGGGTGCTTCCTCCGTGAGCTGCTTCTCGATGCTCGTTGCCAGCGGCAGGATCTGCGCGGCGGCATTCAGCCCGCCCTGCTTGCACGCGAGGTCGAGGCACTGCATGACGAGCTTGGCCTCGGCCTCGGTGAGTGTGACTTGCTTACTCATTGACTGCTTCCTCCTCCTGCGCGGCGAGGTAAGCCTGTGTCGCGGGAATCGCGGCCAACACTGCGGCAAACGCTGCGGCGAGTTCGGGCACCGCCGCCATGATTTCGGGCGTCAGCGGTGCGGTCATCTTTTGGACGAGGCTACCGTTGGCGAGTTCGCCGTCTGCGGTTGCAGGGAGCAACTCAACGGTTATTGATCCGCTGTCTGCGGTCGGCTGGATGGCGGACAGACTGTAAACGTGCAGGCGGTCGTAGACCTTGGCGGCTACGGCGGGTGTTTCGATGGGATTAGGGTTGGTTAGCATAAGATTAGGTAGCGATGAGGCCCAATGTGCGGAGGCGGGCGAGCAGATCGTTGAGGCGGGCTTGCGTGCTGGCGGCGTCCGTTGCATCGGCCACGGCGGAAGGTTGCACGGCGGGCGTTGCGTTGAAGAAGCCGATCTTCTGCGTGGTGCTGGTGCCGATCTTGGTGCCAGTGGTGGTGTCGGTGACGATGTTGCGGGTAGATGCCGTGAGGTCACCGTTCAGCGTCAAGCCAGCGCACTCCAACGGCGCAAACGCCGTATCATCTGCCAGCCGCACTTGCAGCGCAGTCGAGGAGCGTTTGAGGGCGGGGAAAAGGCTGGTTGTGCCGCCGAACATGACGCGGCTGGATTGAACGCGCAAAATAGGATCGCCGCCGTTGTCGAGAGTGACGGCCGTTGAACCGCGAATTGTGACACTTCCACTTGTTAGCGTTGAATTGCTTGCAGGAACGTCTACGAAAAGGCCATGACTGGCGAGTGCTCCCGTGGTTGATCCGATTCCAACTTGACCGCTGTCTGTGATGTAAATTCTGCGGTTGCCATTCACACTTAACTCCAGCGCCCTCGCCGTGCCGCCGCCGCTGCCCTTCTCCGTTCCGATCCGAAACGCGTTACTCGACCAGCGCATGAAGCCGCGCTCGTAGTTGGTCGCGGAGGTGTGGGTGTTGTAGATCCGAAAATCACCTGCCGCCGCTCCTGCGTTGATTAGCTCCGCTGCGCCTGTGCCGTTGAGGGTGAGCGAGGTGTTGGCCGCAAGCGTGGTGAAGGTGCCTGCGGCTGGCGTGGTTGTGCCGATGGCTGGCGGGGCGGCGAAGTCGGAGGTCAGCGCGATGGTGCCGGAGGCGTTGGGCACGGTCAGCGTGCGGGTGGTGCCAGCAGTTATGCCCGACAAGCTAAACGCGAGGCGATTTGTGGAATTGCCCGAGGCCGCTTCGGTGACTTGAAAAGCCGACGAGGCGAACGTGGGGCCGAGGCCCGCGTGCCCGTGGCTTTCGACCGTGCCGACCGTCCACGCACCGGAGGTGTAAATAAAAGTGCGCTGCTCGTTCAGGCCCATTGATGTGCTGACCGTGAAATCAAACTGGCCAGTGCGGACGCTGAGGGTTCCGGAGGTTAGGCCGACGCACGCCACTTCCAGCCGGTCGCCTTCGGCGTTGCCGGTATTGGGTAAGTAGATGACGGCACCGCTGCCAATGTTGGTGCTGTTAACCCGCACCCGCTGGTTGCGGGCGGCAGTGAGTTGCTGGTCACTGCTGACGGTGATGCTGGTGACGGATTGGAGGAAGCCCAGCGTTCCGGAGGCGGACGGCGCGGTGAGCGTGACCGTGCTGGCCGTGGGCACGTTGGCGCCGACATTGAACTTAAGATTTTTCGTCGCGTCCGTATCGTCATAAACGAGAAACTCGCTGTCGTTCATCACCGAGGGCAGCGTGCCGACGAACTGGTAGTCGGTGTCGCGGGAGGCGCCGACCGTGCTGACACGAATGTAGATGCCGGCCTGCTTGTAGGTGCTAAACGGCCAAGTGCCGGAATTGTTTTTCACCAGCCAGCGACTATTGAGCGCGGCGGCGCTGTCCAGCGGGAGGTCGGCGTAGGCGTCTACCTGTCCGGCGAACGGCGCAGCATCGCCTCCTCCGGTGAGGTCGAAGTTGCCGGTAAAAGGATTGAATCCGAAGGCCATTAGGAGCGGGTCACGGTGGCAATCTTGGCGTCATTCGCTGTCGGCGTGCCGCCAACGTAGGTGAATGTGAGCGTGGCGACTGTCTGGCTGCCTTCTTTGTAGACCACGGTGGAGAGGTTGTTGGTCGTTGAGACGTAATTCAGCTCGACGGCGTTATGCTGGGGAATATTTAGACCGGCGATGTTTCTGACTGAGACGTTGGGATGCATGGGCTAAACTCTCTAATTTCGCAATAATCAGGCGGTGGCCATGGGACTGGCGGTCATGCCGAGCTGCTGGTCTTGGGCCATCTTTTGCAGCGCGGGCTGGGCGCCGGTGCGGCCGATGACGGCGTTTTGCTGCTGTTGCAACTGGAACTGGAAGGCTTGTGCTCTCGCGTCGATCATGGAGCGGAAGATCTCGTCTTGCTGGTAGCGCTGCTGGACGGCGGGGTTGCTCTGGATGATGGTCTGCAAGGTTTGCAGGCGGACCTGGGCGTTTTGGCCACCTTCTTTCAGCGGAGGCTCAGTGCCGGCGGCGATTTTTGCGAAGGCTCCTTGCTCGTCTTCTTGCTCGGCGGCGGTGGCTTGGCCGATGTCTTGGACCAGAAGGCCGGCGAGATTTGGGTCAACGGCTTGAAACATGTATTTGACTAGTCCCGCACGGTCGATGACGCCAAAGCTGTCCAGCGGGACGAGCACTTTGGCCAAGTAGTCGAGCTTTGCGCCGAGTGCTTCGTTGTCGAGGAGGCGCGCGTCAAACTCAGCGGTAATGTCGAAGCGGCCCCGGATGTCTTGGGGCGATGCGCTGAATGCCAACTGGGCATTGCCGGTAATCCGCGCGACCTCCTCGGCAGTCATGTATTGTTGCGCCAGCGCCATGGTCTGCGCGATGCAGAGCTTCATGTCGATGAGCCAAGAGTCGATTAGCTCCTGCGTGTGGAGCATGTAGCGCTGCTGCGGGACAGCATCGCTGATGCGCCCAAAGTAATTGTCCACGTCCGCACGGGTGGCGGCTTCCACTTCGATGCTGCCCATGTCGGGGCGAGGGGGGTTCATCCACTCGATCTCGCCGGGGCGGCGTTCGGGGATCTGCATGCCGGGGCCGAGAACGAGGTCAAACTTGCCCCGGTTGGCGGGAACTTTGACCGGCGGGAGGATGCTGATGCTGGCCCGGTCGGAGCGGAAGTCGCGCTGGATCTTGATTTCTTCCTGCGCAGTCTGCACCAACTCGGGGATGCCACGGGCCTCTAGCAGAGGGCGGGTGGCGCGCTCGCGGGGGAGTTCGATGAAGGGGTATTGTCCGTGGGCATAGGGCAGCAGCTCATGCACGCCGACCTTGTCAGGGACATGGTAGCTGATGACCGAACGAGTGACGCGGATGGCGTTGGTCTTGGGGTCGTTCTCCTTGCGGTAGACGTGCCATATCTCGCACATGTCACGGAGTTGTTCGTAAAGGAACTGGTCGGTGCGGTGGATGTTGAGCGAGATGCGCTTGAGCTGGCCCTTGTGCTTGGCGGCGTCTTCGATCCATTCCTCATCCCAGCCCTCAACTGCACCGCGCTCGCGCAACTCCACCTCGGTGAGCAATTCTCTGCGGGCAACGAACGCGGCGCGCTGAAGGCTGAAGGTCTGGATGGGGAAGATGACATCTTCCCACGGCTCAAGCGCGGTCCACACCGGCTTACTCTCAAAGATGTAAGGCTCCTCCCACTCGACGAATCCTTTGTCGCGGAACTGGCGAACTTTGACAGTTGATCCCAATTCGGGGACGATCTGCCCCAAGAGTTCGGCGGCGGTCTCTTCTTGCAGCGGGTCCATGACCACTTCCAGAAGGGCGGCGAGGTTGGGGTCTTGCGACTCTTCCAGCATCATCTGCGCGTCTTCCATGCTGAAGGACTTGATCTCGGTGCGGCTGGTCTGCACCCAGTCAACCGCCATGACGGCCAAGCCGTAGGTCTCTCTGAATTGGGCGGCGAGTTTTACTTCGCGGCGCAAGTCGTCCAGACAGTGCTGGAACATAAGCCACTTCATCACGGTCTCAGCGGCATTGCGCTTGTCCACGTCCATGCTCTCGACGGGCTGGACTTGCACGCGGCTCTTGAAGAAGGAGTTACAGAGGAGGGCCGTGTTGTCCGAAATGATATTGTCGGCCAATCGAACACGAACATCGGATGCTCCGCTCCACGGCCAGGGCTGCTTGCCTTGAGAGCCGGACCACTTCCGGCCATCCTCACTTTGCCCCGGCCAGATACAGAAGCGCGTGTTCCAGTTGCGCAGTTTGCGCTGAACGTATTGGCTGCCGTCCGCGTCGGCTTGGTCGATCTCGTAGAGCATCGCCGTGATGTCCTCTGGCTTGGGTGCTTTAATCATTAGATGAGGACAGTGGTTTTGCGGGGGGTGTAGGGCACAACAGTCTCGGGGTTCTTTTTCTTGAACCAGTCACGGAAGGCTTTGTCCTTCCAGCACCCCGGCTCCGCTGCTTCCCAAGACCAATAAGCGTCAGCGTCTATGCTCATGTCCTTCTGGCCGATGCCCTCGATAGCGCATTGCTCTATGCGCGCACTGGCCTCGGCGATCTGGCGCTGGCGAGTGGCGGCGAGAACGGCGTCGGCGTTCCAACCGGCAATCAGCTCTTGCTTGACCGCGTCGGCCATCTCATCCCCGAGATCGAGGACGAGTTCTGACCATAGATTGTCTGACATCCTAACTACTGCCGTCCGCCTTGCGGCGGACGACAGTGTGTTAAGACGCTTAGAGCGCGTTCACGTCAACGATCTCAAGGAAGACCTCAAGTTCGCCGGTGTTGTGATCGGCCAAGCTGTCGCCAGCGGTGCAAGCGAAGGCCGCTTGGATATACTTGGGCGAGGCTGCCGTGCCTTCCAAGAAGGCGTGGGGCGTGGTGGACGGGTTGACCTTGTAGAACACTTCGTCGCCGCTCGGGTTCAGCTCTTGCGAGGTGATGAACGCATTCGGGTCCGCCGTGGTGTCGTTGTGACCAATCTCCACCGTGGTGGTGATAGTCGCGGTGTCTGAGCTGTCGAACACGCTGACGAGGCGGGTGGCAGCGGACTTGACGGCCGTTCCAGCAACCACAGGGATGAGGTTAATGGTCTGGGCCGCGTCGGTGTCGGTCAGGTCGTTGTGGTCGAGGATGACTTTGTGGGTGTAGCCGAAGGCGGCTTTGGTTTCTGCGGGCAGTTCGTAGACTTTCATAGTTTTCGATTATTCCTTAATTGAGGTTGCTACTAGGAAGTCGCGGCGAACTCGCCGAGGCCCTTCGGGTTCCAGCACACCAACGCGGCAATCGCATCAACGAGGCCACGCGGTCCACCGCCTTGGTCTTCCAATTCTTGGAAGCGGGGGCGGCGACCATAGCGCACTTCAAGCATGTCCATGTTGAGGAGGTAGCCACGGGCCGACTGA